GGAGTACCTGAAGAATTCCGTACCATGATCAAGCAACAACTGGTATTGACCAACTGTGCTGAACTCACACGATTAAACTATCAACAGACTGTGATGTTCTTTGACGGAGTATCTGCTAGACACAACATACCTATAATGCAGTTTCACATCATGCCAGCTGAATGTGAAATGAAAAACACCCCTACTATAATTTGGCCCAACTTTGCAACTACACTTTGGTTTCGAGACCATCCTGGAAATCGAAATCGCGAACTTGTCATGCCCGGAGGCCACCCCAATGAAATTGGCCACGTAATGATTACTGAAAAGTTGATTTCTACCATAGACTCTGCTACAATGTAAGGATGCTAGATATCCTTGAATACTTGCCAGCAAAACGAAAGACCACACCGTCAGGCTGGACCAGTTTCAATGCAGTATGTTGTCAACACAATGGCAGTACAAAAGATCAACGCAATCGTGGCGGAATTAAGCCTACGGAACAAGGGTGGAGCTATCATTGCTTCAACTGCAACTACACCGCCAGCTTTATCCTTGGCCGAACACTGAGTTATAAGGCCCGTAGGCTCTTGAGCTGGATGGGTGTGCCTATCACCGAAATTGATATGCTAAACTTAGACAGTCTAAGACATCGAGGCATATACGGTATCGTTGATGACCGGCAGCGACTGTATTCTACATTGGCAGGTATTAATTTTGAAGAACGTGAACTACCAGATTTTAGCGAATTGCTGGTTGATCAAGAACCATATAGAACTTATGTAAAAAACAGACATGTGCCAGATGATTATCCATTGATGATAGAATTGCACAGAGAACGTTCCTTCCTAACACGACCTAATGTAATCATACCATTCACTCATGATAATCGCATTGTGGGATATACTCGCAGATTTCTGGATAATAAAACACCCAAATACATCAGTGATAGCCAACAGGGATATGTGTTTGGCACAGATTTGCAACATGCGGATTGGACCAATGCAATTGTAGTAGAGGGCATATTTGATGCACTCAGTATTGGTGGCCTAGCAGTAATGCACAACACTATATCAGATGAACAAGCTAGACTAATTCGCGGACTTGGCCGAGAGATTACTGTGGTGCCAGATCAAGATTCAGCAGGTATGGAACTTGTGGATCGTGCTGTGGAACTAGGATGGGCAGTAAGCATGCCACCGTGGCCCGCAGATATCAAGGATGTGAATGACAGCGTGGTTCGCTATGGTAGGTTGGCAACTCTGCTAACTATATTTGAAAATCGTGAAACCAGTCGAATCAAAATTGAAATGAGAAAGAAAAATCTTGTTAAAAGAATACGGAGTTCTTAATAATCATGCTTAAAGATTATTCTATTGAAGTACAAAAGTTATTTTTGGAAATGATGTTGGAAGACGCACAAGGCTATGTACGTGTACAGAACATCTATAACCCAGAGAACTTTGATCGCAGTCTAAGACCAGCTGCTGAGTTTCTTAAAGAACACGGAGACAAATACAAAACACTTCCTGATAGAGCACAGATATCAGCCACAACAGGAGTAAAACTACAACCAGTGCCGGAGCTGAACGAAGGACACTTTGAATGGTTCATGACAGAGTTTGAAGCATTCACTCGCCGTCAAGAACTGGAACGTGCAATTCTCAAAGCAGCAGACTTGTTGGAAAAAGGCGATTATGATCCAGTGGAGAAACTGATCAAAGATGCTGTGCAAATCAGCTTGACTAAAGACATGGGCACTGATTACTTTGCTGATCCCAAGGGTAGAATTGAAAAATATTTCAACTCTGGCGGACAAGTCAGCACAGGATGGCCGCAAATGGATCGACTGTTGTATGGTGGATTCAGTCGCGGTGAATTAAACATCTTTGCTGGTGGGTCGGGCTCGGGCAAGAGTTTGGTCATGATGAACATAGCATTGAATTGGGTACAAACAGGATTGAGCGGGGTGTACATCACATTGGAGTTGAGTGAAGAACTCACAAGTCTAAGAACTGATGCTATGCTGACCAACATGAGCACCAAGGATATTCGTAAAGATATTGATACCACTGAGCTCAAAGTCAAACTAGTGGGTAAGAAATCTGGAAACTATCAAGTGAAAGGATTACCGGCACAGAGCAACATCAATGATATACGAGCATACTTGAAAGAATATCAAATTCAAACAGGCAAGCGTGTGGACTTTGTGATGATTGACTATTTGGATTTGTTGATGCCAGTGAGCGCAAAAGTAAGTCCTAATGATTTGTTTGTTAAAGACAAATATGTGAGTGAGGAACTACGCAATTTGGCCAAAGAATTACAAATACTCATGGTCACTGCAAGTCAGTTGAATCGATCAGCTGTAGAAGAAGTAGAGTTTGACCACAGTCATATTTCAGGTGGTATTAGCAAGATCAACACAGCAGATAATGTGTTTGGTATCCTTACCAGCAGACAAATGAAAGAGCGTGGCAAGTATCAAATTCAATGTATGAAGTCGCGCAGTTCAACAGGAGTAGGACAAAAAATTGATCTTGAATATGATATTGACACTATGCGTATTACAGATGCTGGAGACGAAGGCGGTGAAAATTCGTTCCGCAAACCCAGCTTGATGGATTCTATCAAAGCAAAAGCGTCAGTCACTCCAGCAGAATCTATCAATTCAGACAGCAGGTGGGACCGACCGACTCCTAAAGATAGTAATGACTCGTCAGATCCAAAAATCTCAGCAGATGTGCAAAGTACCAAACTCAAGCAGTTGTTAGGAAAGATCAAAACATCATGAGCAAATACTGCCCTAGGATACATCATGGGCTTATGCTAGCCAAAATTGACAAACAATCAGTATCATACTCGGCATGTTGTTGGGCAAACCAGTTAATTCAAACTTCGGATCATGTTGATTTTTTTCACCCAGATCTAATCCAACTGCGTGTTAAAAATCAACAAAATATTTTGCCAAAATCTTTTTGTTCTAAATGTATTGCTCAAGAAGAGACAAATAAAAAAAGCATGCGGGTAGGTTACCTTGAAACCCATGGTGCAGAAACACATGATCCAGGCATTCAATACCTTGACGTTAATATTGACTATACTTGTAATTTGGCTTGTGTAACATGCGGCCCGGAGCTAAGTACCACCTGGAGAAAAGAACTTGGGATAAAAGGCCTCAATGTTAGGCCTAACATAGACAATTTTATAAAAACAAAATTGCAGGCTCTCGATCTTTCAAATTTGCGAGAACTTCGTATGTGGGGAGGCGAGCCATTTTTAACATTAACTCATAAACAAATATTACAACACCTAGTTGATCATACAGATGTTAGCCAAATCAAATTGATGTACAACACTAATGGTACCCAACGCATAGATCAATCAACAAAAGAACTTATTGAAAAATTTAAGTTTGCCCGAATAAGTTTCAGTATCGACGAGATTGGTAATCAATTTGAGTATTTGCGATATCCAGCTAAATGGGATAAATTTGAAGAAAATTTATTGTGGTGGCAGAAAAATTTACCTCACAACAGCATGTTGTCATTGACTGTGACTGCTAGCATTTTAAATGTTTTAAGTCTTAATAATGTGTACAACTGGCATGAACAAAACTTTTCAAAATCTGTATTTGGTGACGATATAGAAATATACACACATCAAGCATTTGGAATTTACGGACTAGAGTCCATGCCCAATGCAATGATTGAGTATTTTAAATCTCAATCCAATTACTGCCAACCTTGGATACAACAATTGAAAATTCTAGGATCACAACAATACAATTTAACAAGAGTACTGGAAGAGTTACAAAAAAATGATCATCGCAGAAACTTAAACATGACAGCAGTATTCCCTGAAGTTGCTGAATTTATACAGTATCAAAAATAACAGCAGCTAGTTCAGGCATATAGTCTTTGATGTTTATTTTTTTTGCATGGTCTTGTTTAACAATATTTTGTGTTAGGATTTTTAAATCTATCTCACATCCATTGGGCTTACAATACATTTTGATAAAATTGTCTTGTTGAGTTAAGTGTTGTTTTAGTAT